GGAGACTACGATGCTCAAAGATCTACGAAAGTATCTCGAGGGGAAGGGCGTCGACCCTTCGGTCCTCGATGATTATTCAGTAGAGAGCAGTGTAGACGAGGCGAACGCGGTCGAGGCTGATGCTTTGACGGAAGCCCTCGACGCACTGACGAAAGCGATGCAACCTCGCGACGAAGAAGAGATGATGATCGAGGACGACGAAGAGATGATGTCTGAGGACGATCAACGCTCACTCTTCGATCTCGACGACGAAGACCTTGACCTCGAGGACGACGAAGACCTCGACGTTGAGAAAGCGTATTATCGCGACGCGATGAAGGCGCTCGCGGATAACACCGACCAGATGATCGCGGAAATGAACAAGCGCATGGACGCAGTTCTTAAAGGCGTTGAAGCGATGGTGTCCGAGATGAAGGGCATGAAGGGCATGAACGAGGAGATGGAGAAGTCGCTGAACGCGCTACGCGGACAACCGCTCGCACCGCGCGCCGTGACCTCCGCGCCCGTGTCTACCCCTGAGACCCCCGCCGCACCGCAACGCGGCGACGTGATTCGTAAGGGCTTGAAGATGCTTCAAGATTCCAGCATCGACGCACAACGTAAAAGCGCGGTTCGCACCGCGATCACTCAACTCGAGGCGGGGATCCCTGTCTCTGCGATCTCTCACATTATCGACTTAGACTAAGGGGACACGGAAACATGTATTCATTTCCTGAAGCGAATCAAATGGTAAACGTCGCGGATCTCGCGGCACTCAACAGCGCACTCCGAAAGAGCGCTGACATCGGTTATCAAAGCGCGGCGGGTACAAGCGGCGGCGACGCTGGCAACTTGAGCCCCCTCGTACCTCAGAGCATCGAGAACACGCTCTCTTCTGCGACGTACACGATGAAAGAGCTCGCGCTCTGGCCCTCGATCCCTAAGATCAGTGTAACTAATACGCTGCACGAGTACGCGGTGATCAATGATCACGGTCTCGATCTCGAGCCCTTCATCGCTGAAGGCAGCGCGGGAACGACGAACCGCTCCGAGTACGAGCGCAAGAGCGTCCGCGTGAAGTATCTCGCAGAGCGCCGCGAGGTTACCGACGTAGCGGGACTCGTTGGACTCATCGGGAACAACGCGAACGCAATCGCGGCGGAGACCGAGCGGGGAACGCTGCGACTCATGCAGAAGCTCGAGCGCTCACTTTGGCACGCGAAAGAGGGCGTCAACCCGCTCGCGTTCGACGGCATCATCGAGCAAATCGAGAGCCACAACAGCGGCGCGAATACGTTCGATCTACGAGGTAAGTCACCGACTCCTCGACTCCTTCAAGAAGTGCTCTCCGAGATCCAAAGCGCGCCGCGCTTCGGTCGCCCTGATTGCATTTACGTCGAGCCCCGTATTCATGCGGAGTTGATCAAGTTCGCGGTTCAGTTTGGTCGACACGATCAATTCGCGTCGCTCCGCGCGGCGGACGGCTTGACCTATGGTGTCCAAGAGCTCAACATCATGAGCCCTTACGGACCCGTACCCGTGAAGTCTGCGCCCTTCCTTTTCAACGCATACAGCGCACCGAGCGCCGCGTCTTCATCGGCAGCGCCCGTAGGTGCGACGGTCAGCTCAATCGCGGCGGCGGGAACTGACGGGAAGTTTGGCGCAGACGAAGCGGGTTTCTACGGTTATCGAATCGTCTCAGTCTCGAATGATGGATTCAGCGCGCCCGTAAATGCCCCGACCGTTGAGGTGGCACTTAGCGAGAAGGTCACGATCACAATCGCAGACCAAGCAGACGCCGTATTCTACAAGATCTATCGTACCGACAAAGCGGCGACGGCTGGCGCGGTGGACTTCTCGACGGCGCGACTCATCGGAGAAATCAAGAACGCGAGCGGCGCGCCGACTGCGTTCATCGATGATAACTCGGTGATTCCGAACTCTTCAAAGATCGTCTTCGTACAGCACGACCCAACAGTCATGGAGTTCGTCCGACTCCTCGACTTCTTCCGTCGTCCGCTCGCAGAGACCGCGACCGCGAAGCCTTTCCTCTTGATGCTCTTCGGTGCTCCGATCGTCAAAGTCCCTTCAAAGTGCTACGTTCTCCAGAACGCGGGAGTCACTCAGACTTCGGGCATGCTTGACACGACCGTTTAATTAAGGGCTCTCGATGCGTTGGCAACATGACAATCTCAGAGGATGCGCGCTCGACGTGGGCTCTGGTCGAGGTGTGATTCACATCGACGCGGAGGGCTACGTTGACGAGAGCCGCTTGAACGCTTTCGCGAAGAGTGCGCTGGATCAATGGGCCGACGCGATCGGGTTCACTGCGCAAGCGTCGGAGCCTCCTAAGCCTCCGAAGAAGTCGCGCCGACGTAAAAAAGAGGACTGAGACGGAGAGGTCGATTCATGGGTATCTACACACAAATCACATCGGATTTCATCCAAAATACGGTGTTACTCGGGATCGATCTCACTCTCGACGATGGGACGGATTACCCCGATCTCATATATACCCAATCAATAAAAGCCGCGATCCGCCACGTTGAGAGCGACCTCGGGATCAACGTCGAACCGTTCCAAGTGACGCAAGAGCGCCACGACGCGGAGC